TTCGTTAACATGAGGCGTGGCGGTGGTGGAGTCAAGGCGGGCTGGCAGCCAGAGGCTGCGTATTTTCAGCACCCGACATATCGCAGTAGGAAGTGGCGGGCGGTTTGGGCGAGGGTGGGGGTCCGGGCCTTGGAAATCTGGGCATCTACCCCGGCTCCCTTAACGCACACCGTCCCGTAATGACGCATATGTCAACGCTGGCCTGAGCAATATCAATGGCTTGGCAGGATTGGAAATTATTACAGCCGGGGAGGCACTACATCTTGTGCCTGCCCCGGCTGTGATGGCGGCGAGGTGCCGCGCGGCTACGCCACAATGCAGCGACCGCAGCACCCGCGCGTAGCTGGAGCCGCAGCGTGTGCGATATACAGGACGATACGCCCTATTCCTTTCCGCTCACAGCGACATCGCCACCCGCCCAGCTGATCGTGATGGCCGACTGCTGCTGCGGAGCATCCTCCCGCTTGTCCCGAATGCCGTACGGCTGAGTCCGCGCCAGCGTCCACTTCAGCGCCTCAACCTCGAGCTTGCGCCGCTGGATCTCGGCACCGAGCCAGCGGCTGTCGCACGGCGTGCCGTCCGCGTGATGCGTCGGAAGTGGATCGTTGGCCAGAGTGTTGATCCGGTCCGAGTAATGCTCGGCCTGCCGGACCCGCCCCTCTCGGTAGATGTCGTGCAGCTCAGGGTCTCGGATGACAGCCCGCGTGATCGCGTGGTACTCGGGCATCCCCTCCTCCTCGCAGATGCGCAGCAGGCTCTCACCCTTGGCCAGGCGCTCGGCAACGCTGATCATCAGCTGCTTGGTCACCCGCACCGGCTTGGCGCGTTTCTTCTTCTCTTCGGCCATGCTCAATCTCCTGTCGCTATCTCGCCGCCGCAGGCGGCATACCCTGCCAGGTCAACCCAGTTGTCCTCGTGCCCTGGGTTCTCGCGGATGCGCGCCACCTTGAGCAGCGCCAGCATCACTGCGACATCTGTCGCTGTGATTGCCCCGACGTTCAGGTACGCGGCCCACAGATCGGCCAGGCGCCTGAAATTATCCTCGGCGCTGCCGTGCGTGGCTGCCCGATCCTTGGTCACGTACTCTGCCGCGGTTGCCAGTATGTCTGCGCGCTTCATCATCTCACCCGAATGGAATCTCATCCTCGAGACTCTTGCCCCCTACTTTTACCATGTCGGCGTTCGGAAAACTACTTTTCACCGCCTCGACCATTTGGCCCATCTTCGACTGCCGGTACACCTCGAGGGCCCGCACCATCTCTCTCTCCGACACCAGCCGCAGGCCGGGATACTGCTCCTGCACCCTCTGCCAGGCTCTGGCGTCGCGCAGCAGCCCGAACTCCTGCCCGTCCGCCTGTACGAGCCACACGTCCTCGCTCGCGGGCCTGGCGCCCGCCTCCGTGGCTGCCTGGTCCATTGCCTGCATCCCTCTGATGCACACGGCTGCCCGGAGCTTGACCTGCTCAGGATCGCCTTGCTCGATCGCGGCATTGAGCTTGGCCATGGCGCTGCCGTAGCGCTCGGCCATTTCTGGCGACACCAACTCGACGAGCATATCGACGCCCCATTTCCGATCCATCTCCACGGCCATGCGATCGAACGGTGCCAGCCCGTAGTCGCACATGATCTCTCTGGCCGAGATCCCCGAGTGCAGGATCCGATCGGCCTTCCTCTCTCGCTTCAATTTCTGTGGTCGCTTCGCTGTCATCGTGCCTACCTTTTCCCCACCTTGAACTGCCCCACCAAAATCCCCCCCACCCCACCCCCCACCCCTATAGGGTGGTGGTGGGGAAGTGGGAAATAGGGCTTTTTTCCCCACCTTGCCCACCTGTTCCCCACCAAGGTGGGCACGGGGTATTCGGGGGTCATGGCTGCTCTCTTTCGTACTCGATCACGGCTTCGATCCACGCGGCTGCGACTTGCGGGACGATGGCATTGCCGTAGCCGCGCAGTCGCATTACCCGCCGCTCTTGGTTTTTCGCGAGCGGGTAGGCTGCTGAGACGATAGCGCCGCCTCGCACCAGATCGTTGGATAACCCATCAACCATCCGCTGAACCGAGGGTTCAACTGGCCGCCATTTTCCATCTCGGCAGAAGAGCCAGTCAGCATCTCGCCAGTGGCCGTCAGTCTGGCCGGGCCTGTCCGGTGATCCGGCCCCTTCGCCAATGCTTCCATCGCGTTCAGCCCTCCTGTCCCGATAAATTGTGGACTGCGCCAAGACCCCTTGGCGTCCTGCACTAAAGGTGTCTGCCACCCCGAAATCTGCGCCGTCACATCCAGCCGATCGGTTGACAGCTCCCCGCCCCTGATCCTGCCACCCTCGTAGCCGCCCTTGTGATCCGTCTGCGCTGGCGTCGGCCAGCCGCTCATCAGCACAAAGTCGTTCAGATTGTTCGACCGATCCGGGTTGCCAACCCTGTCCTCGCCGCCCGACCGAAAGTCCCGCATCTGCGGCGTCGGCCAGCCTGCCGCTTGAGATACCGCATTCAGGCTCACTGTCGCCTTGCTGCCGTTTTCCCGCCGCCCCGTCGTGCTGGCGTCCTTCGCCATTTGCGACCCGGCTGCGTTGCCTACCGTCGGCGTCGGCCAGCCCGACGAACCAGAGGCGCTGTCTGATGTGCGGTGCGCCGACGCCCGCAGCGCAGATATCTTGAGCTGCGACGGCGTATCCCGTTGCTTCCATGTCAGCTTGTACAAGGTCGAGCCAGCCGAGACCGTCTTTGCTTGCAACTTGTTCGCCAAATACGACTGCAGGCTGGCACTGGCTGATGAGGTGATGCCAGTGCGGCCAGAGGTGCCGCTCATCAGCAGTCCCTGCTCTTCTGCCTGCCGCGCTGAAAGGCTGGCACGGACAGGATCCGGTCCAAACAGGACGGTCGTCTGGCCATCCTGCGAGGCGCAGGGCGAGGCTCCATCCTCCGATGCCTGCGAAGAAGTGGCATTGAGCATATCGACCCAGTCGAGCTGGTTCCACGTCTCTGATGTCGGTTTCATCTACGTCTCCCGGTGCAATGTGTCCTTGCCTGATCAGTTCGCGCAGCCATGCTGCAGCCTTCGGGTCGATCTCGTTGTAGTACGCCGTCACAGCCCGGCCTCCTCTCGGGTGATCATTTTGCCCACGACGACCGTGCCGATCTCTCGGCTGTGCTTCTTGTCGTACACCCGCTCGACCTTCAGCACCCCAGTTTTGACCCACTGCTTGACCATGCCGCTGACGCGCGCCTTGCCGTGCTTCTCGGTCGTATCGATGCTGAGGACCTCGCCGATCGCGTGCCCGACCCACTGCTTCGCCTGCACGTTGTCGCGCAGCGGCTCGCTGTTGCGCTCGGCCTCGGCCACGACGCGCTGGACCTGAATGGTTTGCTGCGCGGTGATGCCGTCGAACAGGTCTGGCAAAGTGACTGGTATGACTGTCCCGACCCACTCGCCGTTGGCGATCTCGACGCCGATCGTCCGCATGTGGAGCGCCTTGTCTGCCGGGGCTGCCAGGTTCGCCTTGGCGTCGTCGATGCGGAACAGGCCGGACGCTTCATCTTCCTCGAATCCGAGCCGCATGGCGTCGTCCTGGCTGACGCGGTTGATGACCCTGGCGGCTCGGGCTGCACCGATCAGCGCGTTGGCACCTCGGATGCTGTCCACGGTTGCATCGTCGCCGTTGCCCTTGCGCACGTGGTGGATGAGGTGCACGGCACAGTCGGTGCCTCTGGCCAGCTTGCGCAGCATGGCGACGACGATCTGGACCTGCACGTTGGAGTTCTCGTTGACTGCGTGAGTGCTGACGAACGGGTCGATGATCACGCAGCCGATTTTGTGTTCGCGGATCTTGGCGGTCATCAGCTCGAGCAGTGCATCGTTCGTGATGACGCCGTCTCTGCCCTCGGCGGCCAGCGTGATCTGGATGTCATCTTCCCCGTCGATGAAGAGCTTGCCTGCCAGATCTGCGTGGCTGATGTTGTAGTGCTGCATGAGGGACGCCAGGCGCAGGTTCATTTCTGCGCGCGGGTCTTCAAGGTTGATGACCCATGTGTTCGTCTGCTCGCGCACCGGGCGCTGCAGGATCGGCTTCCCTGTTGCGATCGCGATGGCCTCGGCCAGTGCGAGGGACGTCTTGCCGATCCCGCCGGCTGACGCTGTGACCGTCAGATAGCTGCGGATGTACACGTTGTCGTAGACCCAGCGTCTGCGCGGCAGCAGGGCGGCGTTGAACTCGCTGACGGGTGTCGGCCAGGTTTG